AGAATTGATCCAGTTGCCAAGTCGATGGCACTAAACCGCAGACGCACTGCCACACGTGTTGTGCAAGACAAGCGGGACAATGAGAAGAAGAAAAGAGACGACAAGGAGATGAGGGATGCAAAGCAACAACAACTTCGTCAAGATAAAGACGCATAAGTTTCCTAAGCCAAAACGTATAAAGATACGCAATCTTACTGAGCGTCGTAATGTACGCAGTCGCAAGAAGCGTAATCAGGATCGTATGCTTGGGTTTGGTCAGACAACGTAACTGTCCCAAGTTGGGACAATCAAAAAGGAGTATGTCATGTTGTTACATGAGTTCTACGGACAAGGCGACTACCAAGACAGAAAAGCAATGGTATTCAAAGAGAAGGATGGCTTTGTTGTTCTAATGCTTGAAGATAAGACAATCTATGAGGAGCGCACAATCACCGGACACAGTGAAGTGTATGCGGAGAACTGTGCAGAAAACTGGGTACTGGGAGTTATAGAAAATGCGTAATACATGGAAACTAATCATGGACTGGCGGTACAACCCGCTGTCCCACATACCTGACATGAACACACGGCACATGGTAATGCAGGTGCTAGCATGGATGTGGTGCATCATCTTCAGCATGTGGGTGGGTAGCGTCGTTGCCTTTGGCATCAGTGCGCTTGCCCATGCCCTGCTGATTGCTGGCATCTTTGTCACGGCAGGTGTGTTTGAGACAGCCAAGCGTAGGCCGCAGTATTTCGGTGGGCTTGGCAGAGGTAATGGGGGTGAGCATGAGTAAGCTATGGGACAAAGCTGTGGAATATTGCCTCACGCACGATGACATTGAGATATTCCTGTTTGTGTGCTGTTGGGCCTTCTTGGGCTGGATGATGTTCCATGCCTTCAACGGAATCATGGAAAGGATATACTGCTGATGAACAGGTTTATCATTGACAGAGAACCAGAAGCTATCGCACAGCAACTGTGTGACCAGCACATCATCAAGATGGTGTTGGAAGAGGCACAGATGTTGAACACTGCCGTGCGTCTACATGCACCAGAGTTTGCAGAGGAAGCTGGCTTGTACAAGATAGCATACAAAAACCACCCCTGTACGCAGTGGGCAAGGGAGACACGTGTCAACTACAGGTACGCCGTGCGTCTGATGAAGGCCATGAATGATGAATATATGTGGCGTTATCCCAAGCGTAGTGACGGCACTGTCAACACCGGACATGCGTCAATGCGACACTTTGATGCGCTGGTCGAGGCAGAGAAGTACATTCCAGATGTCAGCAATTTTATGACACCACATCCGCAATGCTTCAGCGGACACGATGATTGTATGACTGATGAGGAGTGGCCCATTGAGGCGTATCGTGCCTTTTACATTGTTGACAAGATGCGGTTCGCGGAGTATAACAAGGGCCGTAAGATGCCTGAGTGGATGAGGAGTGCCGCATGAAAACGATAACAGTTAATATCAAACACGAGAGTCGCACCATACTTGAACGCAAAGTAGAGGATTACTTTCGTGGCTATCACCCATTTGGGTATGGCACTAGGCTGGAGAAGCCAGCGTACTACGACGAAGAACAGCAATGTTGGGTGGCTGTAATATCCCGACAAACCTCTTGTGATTAGGAGAACGATATGACAGACGTGATGAATGAATGGGAAAAGCGTAACCTAGAAGCGAAAGAAACATGGGCTAACATGACTGAGCATCAACGTGACCAGATATTAACTATGCTCAAAGCGTGGGTTCCTGTCCGTAGCCGGGTCAGTGAACTATGTCCTATAACATATGACGACATCCGTGCGTTAGACGACGCATGGTGGGGGCTGAAAAATGCTCTCGTTGACCGTGACGTAGAAATCAGAGAGTGGGACTTATAATGTTTGCAGAAGCACTTGTATGCCTTGCACTCAATGTGTATCACGAGGCCCGTGACCAGCCCTTCATTGGGCAGGTTGCGGTGGCCCAAGTGGTGATGAACCGTGTGCGTGATGACAGGTATCCTGATGATGTATGTGATGTGGTCTATCAAGGCCCGACATATTCATGGAAGCCTGACTTCCCTGTCCGTCACCGCTGTCAGTTTAGCTGGTACTGTGACGGCAAGTCAGACAAAACACCTGATGAGGATGCGTGGCAACAAGCCTTGATGATTGCACTGGGTGTACACTCCGGTGAGCTTGATGACTTTGTTGAGGGTGCTACGCACTATCACGCAACCTATGTTCTGCCCGAATGGGCAGAGACTAAGACACCGATTGTACAAATAGGAGAACATGTATTTTATCGGTGGGACTAACTTGACTTTTGGTCAAATATATTATATAACAGAGTATCACTTAACATGGCGAAAGGAGAACTGCTATGCCATTAGATTTTACTGCTGAAGAACTGATCCCCAACAACATCAACTTTCCTGTGGTGTACGAGGACACTCACTTCCACAAGTCCAAGTACGTCATCAACGGCGACACAGGGGAGTACCTTGGCATCGTCGGTAAGAAGTTCAAATGTGCCAGCCACGGTGACTTCTTTACCCGTGCGCACAATGCTGTGTCGGAGCATCTTGGAGAAGAGGTATGTGACAACATGAACCTTAACTTCCGCACTGCCCGTAACAATGCGTGGGTGATGATGGAGATGGTCATGCCTAACGTGCTGCGTAAGATTGTCACAGACAAGCACACGACGACGATTGCACCCCGTCTGATCGCCCTGCACGGCATCGACGGTAGCTGTTCCAATCAGGTGTACTACGGAGCCATCGACTTCTTCTGTACGAATGGTATGATTACTGGTGACTACGATAAGATCAAACGTAAGAACACTACCAACTTTGACTTGGATCGTTTTATCGGTGAACTGGAGAAAACCATGTCTGACTTTGACAACAACGCTGACATGTACCAACAGTGGGCAGAGACAAAGCTGCACACGATTGATATTAGCCAGATGCTCAAGTCTATCATGTCCGAAGAAAAAGCAGAGAAAATGTTCAGCTTGTACAATCACGAGACTGTGACACGTGGCCGCAATGTGTGGGCGTTGTATTCCGCTTTCACCAGCTATGCTAACCCACTCAACGTGGACACTAATGGCTTTGCCCTTCGCCGCACAGGCAATGACACGCAAGCGCAGAGCCTGTGGAAGCGTGAGCAAGAAGTTGTTGGGTGGGTCAATACACCAGAGTTCCGGCAGCTTGTTGCAGCCTAAATAACCAATGGAGGGGGCTTTGGCCCCTTCCTTTTTTATAGGAGTTTACATGCTAGTACAAGATATAATCAACGATTACCTTTCTTCACATGATTTCAGTGCGTTGAGGGACGAAACTCAACAACACTATAAGTATCTCATATACGTTATGGTAAGCACTAATCCAGACAACGAACAGTTTGGCTGGAAAAGTTGTGAAGATGTTACAACACGAATGGCAAAACAATTATATAACAAGTGGTGTGAAAAAGGCATTCCTATGGCTAATCATGTCCTTTCTGTGACACGTATAGTGTTCAACTATGCTGTCCACATGGAAAATTGTCTTGTCAACCCATTTAGTGCGGTAAAAAAGCGCACCACACAGCGTCGGAAAACCGTCTGGACGAGAGAACAGGTGCGTCATTTTCTTGACACGGCATATTCTGACTTCAATACCAGAAATATTGGTCTTATAGCACACATGGCATACGAATGGTGCCAAAGATTGGGCGATATTAGGCTACTAAAATGGGAAAACCTAGATTTAAACAAAAAAATGGTCTACATAGAGCAGTCAAAGCGTCGTGCAGAGGTGTTTTTGCCCATGTCAGATGATTTACACGAGATGTTAGTGCAGCAGCAAGAAGATTTTGGGTTTCAACCCTACGTTGCCCCTTCAATCAAACCAAAGAACGGCAACTACTATCCTTACAGCTTGCAGCATCTTCCACGTATGGCTAGACGTGTCATGGACAGTGCAGAACTGCCAAAAGAACTGCGACTATCTGACCTGCGGCGCACTGGTACAACAGAAATGGTAGAGGCAGGTGTGTCTATGGGCAATATTATGTCGGTTACAGGACATGCTAATCCACAAAGTGTAAAACCGTACATGAAAAATACACTTGCCAGTGCAGATTTAGCCTTGACGGCTAGGCAAAATCATGGTAGATGAATATCGTCATTGCCCAACGGACTATATATAAACATATATAATAGGTGATAACATGGATATTAGATATTTTGTAGAAGACTTAGATATACCATCAGGTGAATCTCGTAGGCTTAATTGTCCTGTCTGTAAGTCGTACAAAACATTTACAGCTACAAATAACATGGGGTCACTGTTGTGGAATTGTTACAAGGCATCTTGTAGCGTTAGTGGTTCTGTACGTGTCAAGCTAAGTGTAGATGATATACGTAGGATGAAAAGTGTTAGGGCAGAGCCTGATCCTTTTGTACTTCCTGAATATATTGTTCCTCACGATGACCGTAGGGATGTTGTGGAATTTGCAGATCAATGGGGGTTTGATGAAGATCATCTCATGTACGATGTAAAGGATCATCGTGCTGTGTTTGTTTGTTATGACAATCACGTTCCTGTGGATGCGGTAGGGCGTTCACTTGGGCGAAGACTACCCAAATGGAAAAGGTACGGAAATAGTGGGTTGCCTTTTACACATGGTTGTGGTAATGTCGCCGTGGTTGTTGAGGACTGTGTGAGTGCAGTCGTTGTTGGTGAATGCAAATCCTTTGTCGGGGTTGCGATATTAGGTACATCATTATCTGAATCGCATAAGGGATACCTTGCACAGTTCTCAACTGCCGTTATGGCACTAGACCCCGATGCCCTGCCAAAGACTTTGCAATACGCAAAGGAGTTGCGTGGATATGTACAAAATGTAAAAGTTCTACGTTTGGACTATGATCTCAAGTATCGTAACCCGACAGATATGGAGAAGCTAAATGGAATTATCAATAATTAGGAGCCTGATGGACAAGGAGTTCTACGACAATCACCGTGGAGCAAAATGCCCTGACAGGCTTTTCAATGCAGAAAACAGAAAGATCAAAAAGACTATTGATGTCTGCATGGATCGTTACAGCAGGTCTGTTACACCAGAGGAAGTGGAGGCATTGTTTCTTTCAAGTAATCCCACACTCACACCGTCACAGAAGATGGCGTTTGGTGGCTTGTTTGGGCAGATCAAGAAAGAAGCCCCGATGGGTAGTGATGTGGCACAAGAGGTGCTGTCAAAGCTGTTTCAGCAGGTTGTAGGCACCGACATCGCTGAGTTAGGGTTTGAGTACGTAAACGGTGATCAGGGCAGTCTGGAGTCTCTGAGGCGTCTTCTAGAGCAATACAATGATGACTTCCTACCTGACATGAATGTGGAGTGGGACGATATGGATATTGATACACTTCTTGCTAAGAATGATCTTGAAGCACGTTGGACGTTTAATATTCCCACGCTTGCTGGGCATGTAGAGGGCGTCAATGCTGGTCACTTGATTGAGATAGGTGCCAGACCCAACACAGGTAAAACATCGTTCCATGCCAGCCTGATTGCTAGTCCCAATGGAATGGCAGCGCAGGGTGCAAACTGTATCATCCTGTGTAATGAGGAAGGCAGTCACCGTGTGGGCGCACGATACCTAACGGCTGCTACAGGCATGACCATGCGTGAGATAAAAAAGAATCCTAGCAAGGCACGTGATCTGTATCAGCCTATCAAGGAACGCATCAGGATAAAGGATGCTACAGGTCGAGACATGTCATGGGTTGAGTCTGTTTGTAAGACATACAAGCCAGATGTCATCCTGTTAGACATGGGAGATAAGTTTGCCAGACAGGGTGGGTTCGCTCGTCCTGACGAAGCACTCAAGGCGAATGCAATCCATGCACGTATGATTGCAAAGCAGTATGACTGTGCCGTGTTTTATATGTCCCAGCTATCGGCAGAGGCAGAGGGTAAAGTTATTCTTAATCAAGCTATGATGGAAGGGTCACGCACAGGCAAAGCAGCAGAGGCTGATCTGATGATTCTGATTGCAAAGAACCCAGCAAAACAAGACGACGATCCAAACGTAGAGGACTTACAGCGTCACCTCAACATAGTCAAGAATAAGTTAAGTGGCTGGCACGGCGTTGTCCATTGTGAGTTAGACTATCGTACAGGAAGGTATATGGTATAATGCAGGGCGAACTCTTTACATTCTCAAAAGAGGATATTGTTGAGGGGTTGGAGTGTAATAATTGTGGTGAACTACAGCCCATCAGTCAGTTTCAGCATATGGAATCAGGAGAAATAAAAAGAAAATGTAGAACGTGTAGCCGTAATCAAGCACAGTTAGTTAAACGATTGAAGCAGGAAAACCCATATCCCGATGAAAATTATGCTTGCCCTATATGCGACAGGAAAATGGAAGAGATAGCTAGGAAGGGACAACGACGATTGCAAAATTGGGTTCTTGATCACTGCCACGAAACAGAAACATTTCGCGGTTGGGTTTGCCATCATTGCAATACGGGTCTTGGTGCGTTTAAAGATTCACTTGACAGAGTGAGACGTGCTGTGTTATATCTGCAACAACATGAGGAGAGAGATAATGAAATACATTCTAGCACAAGACTATGATGAAGAATGCTTTGACTATGATGGGTTTGGTGACTATATAAAAACATCCACATCATACACAAAGATGGGTACAAAAAAAGAGATACTAGCATATCTTAAAAAGAATATATACTACGAAGACAGGAAAACAAAACCGAATTTTAGTAGCATAAAAAAATATTGTGACGCATTTGGTTTTAGGATTTACAAGATAGAGAGACAGAAATGAAATTAACACTTGATGTAGAAAATACGGTGACACACCGGGACGGTAAGATGCACCTTGATCCGTTTGAGCCTACTAACTCACTTGTAATGGTTGGTATGCTAACAGACCAAGGCCAGTGCCTGACGTTCCCATTTGACCACGCTGACCGTCCCAATCAGGAAGACTACTACGAGCGTGTACAAATGATGCTGGATGAAGCTACCATTTTGATATGCCACAATGCCCCTCACGATCTTGTGTGGTTGTGGGAGTCTGGCTTCAAGTATGATGGCCCTGTGTTTGACACAATGCTGGCAGAGTATGTTATGCAGCGTGGACAGAAAGAACCACTGTCTCTTGATGCATGTGCGCAACGCTATGAACTAAGTTGGCAGAAGCAGGACACGCTTAAAGAATATTTCAAACAGGGTGTAAGCACCAGAGACATACCGTACAATGAACTGACGGAGTATCTTGTGGCTGACCTTCATGCGACACAGGAGTTGTCTGACAGGCAGTATGCAAAGCTACTGAGCAAAGAGTATGCAGGTCTGATGGATACTGTTGTACTGTCCAATCAAGTTGCTGTCGTGCTGGCTAAGATTTACCAGCGTGGGTTTGAGGTTGATGAAACAGTTTTGAATGAGGTTCGTGAAGAATTTGAATCTGAAAAACGCAAACTCAATGGAGAACTAAAGCGTATGGTGCAGCATCTGATGGGGCATCGTCACGTTAACTTAAATAGTCCAGAGCAATTGTCTCAAGTTATCTATAGTCGTAAGCCTATTGACAAAGCAATGTGGCAAAACAACTTTGATCCATACATGTCCAAGCAAGAATATAAATCTGTTATGAAAGAAAACAGTGAGGTTGTTTATCGTAAAGAGCCACGACAGTGTACAGTGTGTAAAGGAAAGGGACAGGTCTTTCGCATAAAGAAAGATGGCAACAAGTATGCACGGCCTAACAGTTGCAAAGATTGTGATGGATTTGGTTATGTGTTTATAGAATCTGATCGTATCGCTGGCCTACGGTTTACTGCACCAGATGCAAAGTGGGTCAGTGCTAATGGCTTTACTACTAGCAAAGGTAACTTAGACATCCTTGAGAGTTTTGCTCGTCAGAATGACATGCACGATGCAATCCTATTCTTAAGCAAGGTAAAGCGTTTGAGTGCGCTAGACACTTATCTATCGTCTTTTGTAGAAGGAATAAAAACACACATTAAAGATGACGGTAAACTGCATGTCCGTCTACTACAGCACCGCACAGCTACTGGTCGCTTCTCTGGTGCTGATCCAAACATGCAGAACATGCCACGTGGTGGAACATTCCCTGTGAAGAAAGTGTTCGTATCACGGTGGGAAGGCGGCAAGATTATGGAAGCTGACTTTGCACAGTTGGAGTTCAGGGCTGCTGCTTTCTTATCTCAAGATGGAGTTGCTATTGATGAAGTATCTACTGGGTTTGATGTACACAGTTACACCGCTAAAGTTATTACCGATGCTGGTCAGCCTACGGATAGGCAGACTGCGAAAGCGCACACGTTTGCGCCCCTCTACGGTGCCACAGGATACGGTAGAACAGCGGCAGAGGCAGAATACTACACACACTTCACGGAGAAGTATAAAGGCATCGCAGATTGGCATTCCCGATTGGCTAAAGAGGCTCTAACAACTAAGATGATAACAACGCCATCAGGCCGACAGTATGCTTTTCCTAATGTTGTAAGAAAAATGAACGGGACTGTATCTTATTTTACGCAGATAAAGAATTATCCAGTGCAGGGATTTGCAACTGCTGACATCGTTCCCGTTGTTCTTATTGAAATAGAAAAGAGACTATCCGATATGAATAGCTGCATTGTAAACACTGTGCATGATTCGGTTGTCATTGATATACATCCTGATGAAGAGGCACAAGTATTGTGGCACATCAATGATGTTAATAACAATCTTACAGAGTTGATAAACAACTCTTTTAGAGTCAATCTAAATGTTCCTATGCTTTTAGAAGCAAAAATAGGTCCGAATTGGCTTGACACAAAGGACGTAGCGTGATATAACTACGGCTCTTGAATGAGAAAGGAGTAATACATGAGTGAACTAACGACTATTAATACTGGTAATTACGCTGCAATGGCAAAGATGATGGGCATCGTCGATGATGGTAAGTCTAATAAAAAGACTAACACTCTCAATCGTCTGCGCATTTGGCATCAACCAGTTATGGGGCAAGCAGAGGTCAATGGTAGGCTGACTAATGTAGAAACTATTGAGGGAGGCATGTTCCGTCTTGAAATTATTGACGGAGACACATCCCAATTTGCATATAGCAAGACCATTACCATGCGGCCTTTTATGCAGAGGTTTATGTATCGTAGGTATATAGCAAATAAAAACCCAAAGCCAAATGAGCCAAAGGGTAGCTTCCATCGCACGATCATGTCAGACACACTAAACATTGACCTGAAAGACAATACAGGTAGGTTTAACTGTGGCAAACCATCTGGGTACATTGAAGACTTCAAAGCACTGCCGACAGATATGCAGGACTTGATCCGACAGATTAAGCGTGTTCGTGTAGTGTTTGGAGTGGTAACGCTGGACAATCCAGTGGATGCCAACGGAAACGAAATGTCTGAAGTATCAACTCCATTTATCTGGGAGATTGATAACAAG